TCATGACAGGTTGCATTATAGTGAAAGTATCAGAGATAGTGTTCATTATCTGAGTGAACAAATCACCAATACCACTCTTGAAGATAGCATCAACCAAGAGCTTGCCGTTCTGAACCATTCGCTTGTAAGCAACGTTCATCGTCTTAAAAGACTTAGCAAGACCGGGTTTAGCCATCTCACCCATCGCTTTAGAGAAAGCTGGGAGGAAGTCTTTGGCGGCTATCTCACCTTGTTCCATTGCTTTAATGAGCTCTTGCGTAGTCATGCTCATAGACTTAGCAGCAATACTCATAACAGCAGGCATCCTGTCACCCAACTGGTTTTTCAATTCTTCAGCTTGGATGGTTCCTTTAGAAGCCATCTGTTCAAGAGCACGGACGACACCTGTGATCTCATCCTGACGGAGACCGAACACAGTAGCAGCCTCTGTAATACCAAGGAATTGCTCACGCATCTCTTCCATAGAGAAGCCCATCTGTTTACCAGCAAGGGCATACCGGGCAAAACCTCTGGCAGACTCAGCAGCACCGATACCAAGACGTTTGGATTGCTCTACCAAGAACTCCATAGTCCTCTTGGCTTCTTCACCACCCATTGCTGTTTCAAGCATGATCTCAGCAGATTCAAACCCACCACCAATACTACCGACCCCTGTCATACCAGCATAAGCACTATAAGCACCTGTGGCAGAAGCAATGGCTGTACGCATCTTATTAAAACTGAAGGTTGTCTCTCTAGCAGCCCTTGCCTGCTCACGGAGTCCTCTAGCAATATCTTGGGAGGCTCTGTTGTAGTGTCCCATTGTGATGACACCTTGACGAAGTTGTTGGTTATACTTCGCTTGCTCCACCTGAGCCTTCCTGAGAGCGTCTGTAGTGACTTTCCCGTTAGAGCCTTGAGCTATCCTAGCCAACTTAGCCTGATTCATTGCTTGTCTATCAGCAAGGTCTCTGGCTCTTCTAGCAGCATTCTCTGCAACCTTACGTTGGAGAGCTTCCTTACGTGCTAAGTTAGCCTGAAGTCTTACAGACTTCTCTCGCATCTTATTCTGAGCACCAAGAGCGCGTATAGAATCTAACTCTTCTTTCTTTCTCCTAGCTGCTTCTTTAGCCACCGACTCAGCTTCTTTGCGAGCCGCAGCAGCTTGCTCTTTGTTGAAGTTCTCTCTCAGCTTATTCTGTGCACCAAGAGCTTTGGCTGAGGCTAGAGCTTGTTTCTTTGATTCATCGGCTTTTGCGCGAGCAAGACTTGACTGCAACTTAACAGAATTTTCTCGCAGTTTATTTTGCTTACCAAGAGCCTTGATAGTATCTACAGACTCTTTTTTAACCTGAGTGCTAACCTTAGCTGCATTAGAATCGAACCCTACCCCTAACTTCTTCTTAGATAGGTTCTGGACAGCCATAAGGCTACCCTTGAGCTCTTTCATATCATTCTTGAACTTTCGGAGGGTCTGTAGAGACTTCTTATCAAATCTATACTTGACCTCAGAATATATACCAGCGACTCTATCCGAACCTGCCATTAGCGTACCCCTCTAGGCATCCCTTTATTACTACTCTGAGCAGCTTCTTGCTCTTTCATCTGTTCTTCTTGGATAACATCTCTAATATCTAAGTACTCATTAACTTTCAATGCGAAATCTAGCGTGCAACGTAACATATCATCTAGAGTGACACTGGAGTGTTCAGAGAATACGGGACGGAATACAAGCAATTCCATGCTTTCGATGGAGGTCTCTTCATCTATCTTTTTATACAGAGACTTCATTCGTCTAGTCTGACGGTTTACAGCCCCATCAACATCCCTTGTAAACCGTCTTCGAATAAAGGGCCCACGTTTACCTTAATAACTTCTGAACAGATCTTTAGAACATGTGCAAAGTTCATACCGTACACTTCTTCCAGAGATTTCAGAGAAGCCATCTGGGGAACACCATTGTCATTCTCTACGATAACTCCGTCCAGCAACACAGGAATAGTTACACTTAAGTCTGTATCACCAAGAGCTTTAACAACTCCGTGGATAACTGCTGCTGTATACATACCTTCTGATTCATCTTCACCAGCCATTGCAGCAGCACTTGCGAGAGGTTCTGCAATCAGAGGCATTACATACTTAGCATTCTTGATTTGCTTCTGCATATCCCACTCAGGGATGTATACACCTCTTCCATTAATATCTACACGTACCCCTTGAGGACGTGGCATTGTTCCATTACTCATAATATTTCCACCTTAGAATTCATTCGCCGTTATTCAGAGCCAAAAAAAGGAGAGCCGAAGCTCTCCCTTATATCTTTTGAGCTTCTTAAATCAGATCATTCGCCAGACCGTATGCGAGATTCTCAATGAAGTTCTCAACATATTGACCTTGACGAATCCTAGTCAGGAAGAACACATACTCACGAGTACCTGTCTCATTTCCGTAAGTATGGGAAGCATCAGTCTTCAGCCATGCTTGAGAAGCACTAAAGCTCTCAGCAGAGGAAGGATCAAAACATTCGATCTTCACAACAGGAGGATAATCCTCGTGCATCATTTTTTCAAACTGAGCAACACTCGGGGAGTTATGCAAGAGCGTTACAGTAAGAGTACCTGTAGCATTCCTGTTAATTGCTCGTGAAACATCACCTTTGATACCTACAGTCTCATTGGAGAAGTCTTCATTACGTTCCACTGTGATTGCATCACCATCTGCAAAACCAATCACAGGGATTTCATCAATGGTAAGTACAACCTTGTCAGGATCGTAAGTACCCAAGTAAAAACCACCAGTTGCCATCTAAAATATCTCCTTGGATTGATTAAGAGAGGTTGATATAACCCCGGATAGGCTGCATGTAGTGAACAGCACCGGACAGAACACCCTCGAATTGTACATCATTCAATGTACGGTTTGCTTTATCATTGTCAGAGATGTCAGACAGATTAGGCATGATAACTGTGGGTGCTGGATCAGCAGCAAGGAAGTTACGGTTTACAGCGATATTCAGACGCTCGTAAATGACACCTTCGATAATAGTCAGACCAACTTGATCATAGGAGATTTTACGTCCCAGGTCAGACTGACGTTTCATCAAACCAAACAGGTCTTCTTCCAACGTAATGTTCAAGAGGGTTCGCTACTCCCTCCCCGTACACTTAAGTACCGCTGTATGTCTCCATACAGACCAGATCATATCACACTCTTCAGCTTTACCTGTTAAGAGTCCTCCCATTTCGACTCGCTTGAGTCTACGCCACAAGGGCTGATCGTTGAACGTTGTTGTATATACTGTCTCGCTATTTTCTTATAGCGTTTGCAATCTCGTATATCTCTGATATACCTTACAGGGTATCCATCAAAGATTTCTGATATACGCTTAAGAGGTACACCAGCGTTTATATGTTCACAGATTTGAATCACAGTGTCTTCCGGAAGAGTCTTCTTGTTCTTCCGTTGCAAGTTGTACTGTTTTGAGACACTACTCCAGAGCTTACCGACACGTATCAAAGAGATGATCTTGTGAGATACACCCGTTAGCTCTTCGATCTTGATGGAATTGTAACGACCTTGCTCCAGAAGCTGACAAACCTTGTGTATCTGATCCTCAGAGTATTTATTCTGTGGATTATCCTCACCCGCCAGTTTGTTCAGTCCTGTATCAACCGCGTGTTGGTTGTTTTCTTGTGGGGTTGCCCACTCAAGGTTTTCGACACGATTATCGTTCTTAATCCCATTTTTGTGATTCACATAAGGCTTGTTCTCAGGGTTTGGAATGAATGCTTCAGCAACCAGTCTATGACCAAACTGCTGTATCCGCTCCCCATCAACATGGAGGCTGTACTGTTCATACCAACCTACCTCACGACAAGTGGGTTGTACCCTGACAACATCACCTGTGACGGTGCTGTAAACTTTACCTGTATCGCTCACGTAATACCGTGGAGCGTATTCAATCTGTTTTAATTGCAAGACAATTTCCTCCGTTGTAGTTTATGTCCTACCTACGGAGTATACAACCTTCGCTGCTGATTGTCTATATCTTTACGATTTTAAGGGTTCGCCAATACGTCGCCGTTTGGTATCCTACGTAAAGCCTAACTAGACTTCCCAGCAATTAGAGAGGTTTTCATAAACTCTTTCGAGATTATGCCGCTATATCGAAGTAACGGGCTTCAAGCCACAACGCTCCGCGTACAACATCAAAGAATCGACCACTGACCATCTTGCCATCGAGAGCAAACCCTACGCCACCGATAGATACGTACTGGAATCCGTTATTGCTTTGAATATAGTTAGACTGAGTACGAGTCCATTTATTAGTAGCAACACCGTTCAGCGTCTTACCGTGCAGAGTAGAGCTACCTTCGTTAAGGCCAGCCATAACACCTACAATAGCACCTTCAGGCCAAGCAGTATCTGCATCAGCATGAGGCCACAGCAGAGTGTTGTTATAAGACAAGTCCTTGAGAGTTTCCAGAAGGTTTCCAGAAGTTCCAGCGGGAATGTCAGAGTCGCTGGAAGAAGTGATATACATCTTCCGGTCTGCCTCAGCATACTGAGCAATAGCTTCGATATTAGATTCAGTATGAGTGTCTGCCAGAATGAAGAACCAATCACTAGTCTCGTCTTCAACAGCAGCGATGGCTTCTACATAAGTCTCACCAGAGCCTGTCACATCAACATTACCGATGATTGCTTCTCTCGGAGGGTTATCTCCAGCGAATACATTGGCTACCAGCTCATATGCAGCATCTCCGTCCGAATACCCCAGATCAAGCATATCCTCAATACCGGTTACAGTTGCGATACGGTCAGGTGCAAAAGGCGCATCCGCAGAGAGGATCAGCGGAGTGCTAAAATTGCTTTGGGCAATGGGACGGTCACCAAGCGTAATTCTTACGTCGATGATGTCCTCAATAGTGTAAACACTTGCCATTAAGTTTCTCCTAAATTTGTTAGCTAACTTTAGTTACTATCTCCTACCGTAGCAACACGGTAAGTTTTGTTCTACTAGAGAAGACGTTTGACCACCTTCTGCTAGATACCCAAGAGTATTAGGCCATGTTACATTGAGCAGATAGTAAAACTCATTAACTTGACTCTTACTTGGGAATGCAAACAGGAGTGTTCCATCGACACTCACATTGATCTTATAAGGACATTTAGCAGTCATACAAACCTCCTTCTGTATTTACTTTCTCTATGAAATCATCAGAAGAAGTGTTAGCGAAACTCTGTACAAAGTTGAACTGAATTGAAAACTGTGCTCTCTCCTCCATCTCAGTATTGCTAATAGCTCTGGAGGCATTCCGAACACTTGTTGTGTTACTCACGCCAATGCCGTTATCTTGTAAGAGTTTCTTTAGGTTTCTGTCCTTTGTTGCGTATGCAATTCTCTGTGCTCTACTCAGAGCATACTCACCGTATGTGTACACACTGGCAAATCCAAGGAAATTATTATAAGTTGTTTGGATTCCTGTATCAGAATCTATCTCGGAGTACCACCCTTGTTTACCAGATATGGGCATAATGTCTGTTAGCTTGACAACAGTGTAAGGACCACTAGGAGCAATAAAGTTATTGTCAAGAAGTCTTACGGGCTTCTCGTCAAACTGTTGAACAAACTTGGAGAAGACCTTGTAGATTGCAATCTCAAGAGGATCACCATCGTCATAAATCATCGCTCATTCTCCTCAGAGACATATGCAAGGTAATGTGATTGCAACCCGTAGTCCCATACGTCAACTTTAACAACGTCGCACCAGATACCGTCTCTCACTTCAATCTGATCGGCAAGGTTACTCGTAGCTTCCTCAGCAGTATATACAGGGGTGGTAGTGTAAACAGCATAGCTTCTGCTGTCTCTATAGCCTTCTGGGAGGACACTCTGCTGATCCCCTGTGGTGGGTTGTACACCAGCATTCTCAACTGTGAAAGTCACCTCAGTGTCTTCTGTGGCTATCCCAAACTCATCCACAGCTTGAGTTCTCCTACGACCATTCAGAGTTTTCCTTGGTATTAGTTTCGGTCCCCAAGTTGCCATTAATCCTCCTAGTCGTATTTGATGTCTATCTTTGTTTGCAACCAACCAGTTTCATAAAGAGGTGCGTTGAAACCTTTGTTCTTCTGTGTAGACTTGGTATTACCGTCATAAACAAAGCGGGCAATCTGTAATTGAGCAGCAATTGAATCTCTTTGTATCTCAGCAGCATTCTTAACACCCTGTCTGATTGTCCCGGTACCCTTATGCAGTTGCTCGATTGTCTTGACCATCTCTAGCTGAGACACAAGCTCTCTTTCGTAAGCACCGTCTGTAACGAAGGGACGGGCTGGAATCCTAGCTTCAGGAGCACCGTAGTTGTTTATGGAAGCAATCTCATAAGCAGTCTTACCACTTCGTGGATGTTCACCAGAGTCTTCAAAGTAAC